ATGTAGTTCCAGGTCTACGCATAATACCACCTTCATCTAGTAAGTACCAATTACGTAATGTCTTAGCACCACTAAAGTATGCATTAGCATCTGTTCTTGTAACTAGTAATGGATTAAGTTCTCCACTTGCAAAGTTAGTGTAAACTGTTCTTAGGGTGTTAGCCATTAGTACCCCCTAGTAGTTAATCTGTTTGTTATAAATCTTTTTGTACTTAGTTTTTTATTTGTTACTTCTTGACTATCAATATTCTTAGCAATAAGTGTTTGTCTTTCTGCCTCATCACTAAATTGTTTTATCATAGCAGCATCTCTAGCTACTGATCCAGCAAATCTGGAAGCTAATTTTAATTGTAATGCATCTTTAAAATATGCAGGAAACTCTGATTCATCTTGTCTAAAAATATAATCAGCTATCAATGCAGACTGTGAATCATATCCATCAACAAAGATCTTATCTCCATAACGTGCATATTCAATAGGTAGATCAGCTACAGTAATAGTATTTAATTGTAATAAATCTGGTGAAGTAGGTAGTTGATAAGCATAATCATATCTACCTGTAGGTGCAGCAGTTAATAAAGATAGTTGTTGTTGTTCTGTTGCGAATCTCCATCTGTGTCTACATAACATAGATTGAGTAATATTTTCATAAATTGTAGAAGCAACTAATGCTTCTGTTGAACCATCATCAAAAGAAGATATGGGTTGAGCACCAATCATGGTTAATGCTCTTGCACAAATGTCTACTTTAGTATCTGCCATATTTAAAGGGGGGAATGAATCCCCCCAATATTATTATGCTAATAACGCAGTTGTTACTGTAGAGGATGAAGCAGCTGATACTATTAAAATATCTACTACACCATTTGATCCACCACTGTTTACAATGATTACATCACCAGCGTTCAGATCGCCTGTCGCTGCTAAAAAGTAATCTGCATCATCAATAGTTCCTATAGCATCTCCATCAGAGTAGTACCATAAGGAATTGCTATCTCCCATTTGAGAGATCTTCTTTAAAGGGTTTGAAGTTGCGTATGCCATTATTTACTCCTACTCTGCACATTTCTGTATTCTTACACCATCACCATCAATTAGGACTGCTCCCATTGACATGTATGAAGTTGTAAGGTGTGCTACTTTCTCAGGAATATAGTTTACTTCAGTTCTTACGTCTGAACCTACACCCATTCCTAGAGATGATTTATGAAAAGCCATAGTGTGTCTATCTGTTGAACCAGATGTTGGTAGACCACTAAAGCCACACCACATGAAAGACAACCATCTTTTGGCTGTCATTCCACCTTTGTATGGTAGATCTGCTTCACCGATATATTCAGCTCTTGAGAACTGATCTATATCTAAAAGGTCTGACCACTGTTTTGGACCGACTACCCAATATCTTCCTCCATCATCTGGAACATCATTGTTTCCAAAGATTTCAAAAACGTTTTGAGCTTTATCTAAGTTCATACCAGTAGTAGAACCAGCAGAGTTATTTGCTAGTGCAGTTGCACTTGCATCAAAAGTATCAGTGATGATCTCATCAGTCTTACGACCAAGAGCATATGCAGCGTTTTGTGCTACAATGTTTCTTTCATCAATGTTTACTTTTAGTTCGTCTAGTTTGTCTACGTAATCAGCGGCATAAAAATCTGATACTGTTGCAGTTACATTTGAGTGTACTGAGTTCATAGCGACAACCTCAGCGTGTCTTGCTTTAGTTGAAGCAGAACCTTTCGCTATTTTTTGGAACTGAACAGTATTACCTTTTACACCATTGACATTACGTACCATAGGCTTCAATTTTGAACCCATGCGTTGATAAGCCATGTGAACTTCAGCTTCAAACTGTTTCACAAATGCTTGATCTATCGTTGCTGTCATTGTGTTTTCCTTTTCATTTGTTTGTTTATTTCCAAGTTGTCGTCATAAACTTTCACTAAGTTATCCATTACTGGGCAAAGTCCAGTTTAAATCGGCTTGTTAATTCAGATATATTATATTTTTGTCAGCTTTACAAGACAAGATGCAGGAAAAACATTGACATCAGCAAATGTATATGAACCGTCATCTTCCCTTATATAACTAGCAAATGTCTTAATGTACTTCTTATTTCTTGAATAAATGTATGCTTCTGTAGTAATTAATGCTGGAGATAGGTTTTCCATATCTCTATCAGTGAGCCAGGCACTATCTCCAGTAGGATCTTCCCATATTATTTTATATTTTTTATATGGAAACTTAGCCATATTTCTTCTGATATAGGTCTGTTACTTTCCTAATGTATGCTTGATCTTTTGATCCTTCTTTCCAATAGCGAGGATCTTGCATCATAGACTGTAGATCTCTTTCATCTAGTTCTACATCTACTACAGTATTATTATTAGGTAATGGTTTATTCTTAGATAAACCCATTATTTCTTCTAGAGCTTTAACGCCTTCAGCAGTACTAGCCATATTGGCAATAGCATTATAGGAATCAGTAGATAGATACTTCTTGCTCCAAAGATCAGCAGCTTCAATACGTTCTTTTGCATTATCTCCCAACTTCCCCATTTCTTCTTGAAGATTCGGCAAACCTGCAATCTCATTATTAACAAAAGCCGCCACTCCCTGGTTGAATACTTCCTGTGATAACCCATTATCTCTACAAATTTGTTCCCAAGATTTGACAAGTTCTTGTTCTGGATCAACTGTAACTTCAACATCTTCTGGTATCTCTGGTAGCTTTACTTCATATGATTCAGGAACGCTAGACTTTCTTTCTGCTTCCATATCTTCACGTACTTGTTTCGTAAGATCTTCAGTTCGCATCCCAAACTTTTGTTCCAATGCTTTGTATGATGCACCCAGTTCTTCAACTTTAATTTCATTTCTATCAGTATCCCAAAACTTTTCTGGAATATACTCAGGTATCTGCACTTCACTAGTGCTTTCTTGAGATACCTCTTGTGTTGTTTCTTGTGTTTCTTGTACTTGTTCTTCTGACATTAGACCTCCTTATCAGATTCAATTCTTCTCTTGACGATAAAATATAAATATCTCATACCCTCAAGATGTCTTAAATGCTCGTTGCTTACATCTTTACCAGCAACAGCATCTACTGTTATAGACCTTAAATAGTCTAAAACTTTTTTACCAATTTCACTATTAAATAGTGTAGCCATATCCGTATTAAGTTCACGTTCTTTTTGTTCTGTACGATAAAATCCATCAATAGATAGATGGCTTCCTTTAGGTTTGCTCTGGAGCTGCTCCCAACTCATTCATTCCTCCTTGTTGTTGTTGCATTACTTGTTGCATCTGTTGCATTACTTGTTGCTGTTCAGCTGCATCTCTAATAATTTTTTCTGGAAGATTCATCTTCTCTGCTAAATATCTAGCTACTTCTTCTTGTTTTACAATAAGGTTTAATACTTGTGGTCCAAATGTTTGACCTAGTGTTGCATTAAATCTATTAACATCTGCAATATCTTGCTCGTTCTGTGCTCTTGATAATGGAGATTCTGGTATAATTTTTATTTCTTTATTGTTTAATGAAGGTAATTCTATTCTACCTTGTTTCTTTAAAATGTAGATAACACGTCTAATTAATGGCATGATAAACTCTGACTGTAGTCTGCCAAAAGAAGATCCAATCTGTCTTGATAGATCTGCCATTCTCTCTGCTACTTCTGTAGCTGACATAGGTGTACCTTTAGTTGGACCTAAAGTTTCCATATACAATGCTTTTCTAATATTACTTCTCATATCGTCTAATACTAATTGAGCAACATCAAATCTACCTGCACCATTAATAGGTTGTAATCCTCTAGATCCTGGAGCTACTGGAATAATTGTTCCAGGCACTAATTGAATGTTGTCTGGATTAATAACTCCATCATCTTCTAATTGATAGATACCAGATATATTCATCTGTGCATTTTCTAATATTAGCTCAATAGTTAAGTTAGTAGTTTTAATTGCTGACATAGCATTAAACACTGGACCACGACCATATACTTCACCACTAGCTTTGTTCCATCTAAATGTAATAAAGGGATTAGAACCTTGTCCTTCAAACTGATCTTCAAATATTATTTGTTCATGATCTTTTACACAAACAACATAGTCATAAACTTCTTTGTTTGGATCTGTATAGTTTCTCATTGTACCTTCAATAACAGTACATTTAGCATCAGGTTCATTATTTACTTTATCTTCTAATGATTCTAGATTTGCATCAGGATATAATATTTTAATATCTCCTAATCTTATTTGACGCTTTCTATATACACAATCTATCTTGTTATCTGCTCCTGCATTTAAGTATACATGTGGTAATGGAATAGAATTAAATACAATAGGATTAGTTGATGAACCTTCATTCACTAACATGACACCAGTACCAATAGCTAAATCCATAAATGATTCATGCACTTCTTGATTAAAATTAGATGCATGTAGTATCTCAAATATATAATTAGTTATTTCATCTAACTGCTCATCTACTTGAGGAGCTAATTGTGGTGGTATTTCCATACCTGCTTTTAAATTAATCCATCTACCAAATGTAGGTGTAATACCTGCTTGTAGTCTAGAAGCAAACTCTTGTATTCCTACTACAGCTGTTTCATCAAATATTCTATCTGTTCTTTTTTCTCCAGGTGCTTCATCATAAAAGGCTTCTCTGCCTGGCATAGTATATTCATATGCTTCTTCAAACTTAGGAATCCAATGTGTCTTTAATTGTTCTGCATGACTAAACTTTTTAATAAATGTTTTAGGATTCATTGTTCCTGTATTAGGACCTGATCTATAATTGTAACTATACATTAAGCCATTCCGCCAGTAATAGTTCTTGCTTGAGTACCAAATAAACTTCTACCTTTTGCAATACTACTATCTAAAGATCCAGCTAATTTTTTCTTTCTTTTTTCTTCTGCTTGAGCATCAGCAAATTCTTGTGTTTCTGTTCCTGGTTTTACAACACCAGTTGGTGATTCAGGTGCATCATCTCTTTGAAAAAAACCTACTCCACTTTTTAATAATTGATATGTAGGTGATAATGCTCCAGTCATAGCTGCATCTGTAATAGTAGGAATTAAACCTTTAATTGGTTCTGCTTGATAACCTTTTTTTAAATATGATACAGAAGGAGCAGTACCCCCCATAACACCTCTCATAATATCACCACCTAACTCTTTCATTGTTGGTGTACTAGCAACTATTCTTGTAGGATCTAATACTGTCGGTGAAGGTTGAACTCCCCTACCATAGTTTAAAGCTGCTTGAATATTTGATTCTCTTGCTTTTGATGGCTCATCTAACTGTTCTAATCTTTGCATAGTTTCTATAGATGTAGCTGCTCTCATACCTGCTCTACTTCCTGCACTCATAGATTTTGTTTGATCTATTTTTGTAGGTTGTGATTTTTTAATAATATCTGAAACTTGTTTACTTCCTGAGAATAATTGACCACTACCAGTTACACCAGCAACAGTTCTTCCATCTTTTAAAATAGAACTTTTATCTGCACTAAGAGTATAACCTGCTTTTTTTAAATCTGCTTCTTGGTTTGCAAAAGCACCAGTCTTTGTTTTAGTACTAGCTAAAATAGCTTTTTGTCTATTAATAGCTGCTTGACTACTCTCTGGTGTTTTAAATTGTTCATATGTTTGACGTCTTGGTTTGCTACTTGATGTTGATGTACTTGATCCCATTAATCTATTTTTTCACCTTCTTGATAAAAACCTCTACCACCAGCTCTAGAAAATAAAGATCTTGATCCTACTTTTCCCTTCATTATTCTTTTATTTCTTTTTTCTCTAGCATCTTCTTCCTCTTGCTTTATACGTTCTTCTTCTTGACGTTGTTCTTTCAACTGTTTTTCTAATTCTGGATCTGGTCTATATTTTTTTGGTTTTAAAAATCCCATTGTTCACAACCTTGTTTCTTTAAATATTTATATAACTGATAAGGGGTAATAATCAACCTATTTATTCCAAGTACTCTCATAATGATAGTTACACACGAATGTTCTCTAAGCCATGCTGCTTGAAATAATCTCCACTTATGGCGAAATGTCTTGCATTTTAATATAACACCTTTGTGTTGAACTACATATGTTAGCATTTTATCTACTTCTTCACCATCTATAATGTTTAGATCTAATCTTCTATGTATATGTTCTACAACCAACCATTTATCTTTTTTTGGATAGTATGCAAACGCACCACAGTGTGCCATACCATTTCTTCTAAACCTATGATACCACTCATGATTAGGTGGATCATAAAAAAATACTAACCATTCCTTCGGAAAATATCCCACTTCTTCCTCCTGTTCATTGAACCACGATCAAATATATTCCAGTTCTTATAAGCATTAGATACTTGTGGTTTTGCTGGACCTACTGTCAATGATCTACCTTCACCAGCACCTAGCATTAAATATTGTAATGCATCATGTACATGTGAAAACTTATTCTTATTAGGTTTATCTTCATATCTTTCTCCAGACGTTTGTATTCTTCTGTAATGATATCCCCCTAAGAATCCTTTACGCAGTGACTTACAAGATTTATTTAATAAAAATCCTGCCTTACCATCTACCATTCTATTCAATGCAGCTTCTACAGATTCTATTCTTAGTCCTACATCATTAGATGGTGCTGGAAATGCCTGGATGCCTTGTTGTCTAAGTATCTGAAAGGGAGTTGTTTCATCTGTCTGAGCTCTAAAATCTCCAGCTGGATCTCCAAATATTTTTAAATCTTTATCTGCACAGTGTTTAATTATCTCATGCTTTAGTAATTCACCAAACTTAACTGTACCAATATCAAAACAAACTAGTTCATGTAGTATCAACCATCTACCATCAGGTAGCTTCTGACCA